TGCGAAATCTATACGTCCATCTAAGAACTCTTCAAATCCAATCTGAGCAGCTCCACCAAAAGCACTTGTAGGAACTTCATAAGATTTACCATCCAGTTTGAATACTTCATAAATACCTGCTAATCCAACTTTTGTAATAAATTGTTTTGCACGTCTCTTTGAAGCAACCGTAATTCTCTGAGTGAATACAGGTTTGTCTCCCTGGCTAAATGTCTTAATTTCAGCAAATTGACCATACTGCTCTAATACTTTTTTTGGAAGAATATCGTCAATAGTCTCTTCCATAAGAGCAAAAATTGTATTCTTATTTTCGCGATAAAGTGCGTATGTTCCCGCGATTTCTCTTAATTCGTTTCTCAATGTATCGTTTAAATCTGAATAGCTAAATTTTTCATTACCGAAAGAATAAGCAACCTGAGAAGAAGGATTAGCTTTTGCTACGGTTTTAGCTAATGTAAATAAATCTTTTCTACTTAAAGCCATCTCTTATAATCCTCCTTATTTAACTCTCATTACCTTAACAGCTGGTTGTCCATCTGCCATAGTATAAATTTTTACT